CGTACCAACCCCCTGACTTCGACCGGGGCGGTACATCCGTTGCCGCCTTTCCGGTTGCATCTTCAATCGGCTTACGCTGATCGAGGAGCGAAACATCGCAGGAGTTGCCGACCGCAAGCTACCTCACACGGCAGGGGTTGTACCAGCACCGCGCGGTTCTTCCTGGAAGCCATTTAGCCGCGTTGTCGAGCACGCTCAGAAGGTTGCGGCGACCTGTGCCACTTTCGGGCGTGGCTATGTGGATGGAATGGTAGCATCTTGGAGGATGGGAATGCAAGACGACCTGGACATTCTCGAAATCGAAGGGATACTAACCCGGCATGAACACGAAATGCTCAGAGGAATCAAGACCGCGTGCCGGGAAGTAGAAGGCGGAAGCCGCTACGACCTGTTCTCGCTCATCGCGAAGATTGCGGACCTGCGGATTGAGAAGGCGTTGCGGGAACGCTAGTTAGGTTGCACGAATTCTTGACTTAGGTTAGGCTAAGTTCATGTCTTCGGATGCCCTAAATAATGGGGGGAGCGAGGGGGGTTCGGCGCGGAATCCTGATCGGTTGCGTCCGTCCGAATTGGCGTTACTCCGTCGTCTGAGGCGTATTCCGTTCACTCAAGAGGACTGCATCAAGGTCGCCACGGCGACGATGGACGCGGTCGAATCGGATCATCCCCGGACGGTAATCGCTGGCATCAAGGCATTCGCCGAACTGGAAAGGCTCAACCTTGCGGAAGCCGCGTTGGTGATCGACAAGCAGGTGTCGCCGACCGTGGTAAACGTCAGCACGAACGTAAACGCGGGAATCCAGGTCAACACCGCGATTCAGGAAGCGATAGCCAAGGAACCGGAATACCTTGAATGGCTTGAATCCAAGCGACTGGCAGAACGTGGCGACACCGGCCCTGTTCGCATCGACGGTGAACCCACGATTCGCGCTGACCAATCACCTAGCCCGGATCAGCACGGAACTGGTTCAGGCGGCTAAAGGCAACCGGCGTATCGTCCTATCCGTCCCTCCCCGGCACGGTAAAAGCTATCTCGCCTCGCAATACTTCCCCGCATGGTTTCTGGGCGTCTATCCAAACCGCCGCGTTATCCTGGCGAGCTATGAAGCCGACTTCGCATCATCCTGGGGACGGCGTGCTCGGTCGATACTGGAGGAACACGGAAGGCTATTCGGGAACGTCCGCGTATCGTCCGAGTCGTCGGCCGCGAACCGCTGGGATATTGCTGATCATGAAGGCGGGATGATGACGGCCGGCGTCGGCGGGCCTGTTACTGGTAAGGGCGCGGACGTGCTGATCATCGACGATCCAGTGAAGAACTACGAAGAGGCTCACAGCGAAACGATTCGCGAACGCAATTGGAATTGGTTCACGTCAACGGCCTATACCCGCCTCGAACCGAACGGGTCAGTAATCATTATTCAAACCCGATGGCACGAATCCGACCTCGCCGGGCGTGTGCTCCAAGAGCTGACGCACGAAGACTGGCGAGAAATCCGCTTCCCTGCCCTGGCCGAAGCGAACGACCCGCTAGGGCGTCCCGAAGGGGCGGCACTGTGGCCGGAGCGGTTCAACGTCGCCCGTCTCCAAGCGATCAAAAAAACCATTGGCTCCTATCAGTTCTCGGCCCTGTACCAGCAACGTCCGACCGCGCCAGAGGGCGAAATGTTCAAGCGGGCGTGGTTCGAGATCGTGGACGCTGCGCCGGCTGGAATCGTTTGGGTGCGGTCATGGGACAAGGGCGGGACGATGGGCGGAGGCGATCCAACGGCGGGAGTACTCATCGGCAAGGCACCAGACGGGATTTATTACATCAACGACGTTATGGAAGGCCAATGGGGATCATTCGAGCGGGAGCGAACGATTAAGGTGACGACGCACGCTGACGCGGCGATGTACGGGCGGCAGAATTATTCGGTGGTCATCGAGCAGGAACCCGGCTCAGGCGGAAAGCATTCGGCGGAAATCACAATCAAGGAACTGGCTGGCTACAGCATTCACGCGGAGCGTCCTACCGGGGATAAAGTCGTTCGGGCGGCACCGCTGGCAGCTCAGGCGGAAGCGGGCAATGTGAAGCTAGTGAAAGGGAAATGGAACCGGGCGTTTCTCGATCAGTTTGCCGGGTTCCCATCAGGCGTTCACGATGACATCGTAGACGCGACCTCGCAAGGATTTAACCGCCTCGCCCTGCAACGCAAGCTACGTCTCGGCATGTACTGATATCGTCAAACGGGGCGGAAAACTGGTAGGATTGACCCATGCTCGCATTCGTCGCAAAAGCATTCGACTGGTTGTTAGCCGCGTTCCTGGCGGGCGTTATCGCCGTTGCCGGAATTGTTGCTCTGGCGTTGCTCGGGCTTGCTATTGGCATCCCGCTGGGGATTATCGTTTGGTGCGTTAGGATGGGGGTGAGTCTGTGAGTGATAGCCAATTTAGCGTGCCATGCACCGAACCAATGGGGAAGCCTGGTCAGCTCGCATTTGGGGAGTGGAATGCAGACGGGACTTTGAAAGTTACGTTCGGGAACGGTTTCGAGTTATGGCCGATACGGTCCTCTGGCCTTCGTTTGAGTGAATCGAAAAGCTGGGCATGGGTCGCTGAGGCCGCTGAATTTATTGCCGTCAAGATGCCGCGTAATCTGCAAGGGTCAAAAAACTAGCAAGCTAAATTCACACGCCGCTCGGGGGAGATAGGCGTGCCTCATGTCCATCACCGGCTCTCTGCTCCGTGGCCTCTCGTCCCTCGTGACGAAATCGCACCGCCGCGACCGCATCATTGACATCATGCCCAACTGGGGCGCGAACAACACCGCCGCGTATAACCAGTGGGGCAAGCAGGAACTCGTTCGGCATTTCACCGGCTGGAATTACGTTGCGATTAAAGCTATCGCCGAAGAAATGGCGAAGCTGTCGCCGTGCGTGGCGATGAAGGCGGACGGCCACGAAGCCCGCAGCGAGTACAAGAAAAGCCTTTCCCGTTGCCGTAGCTACGCCGAACGCGACGCCCTCCGCGACGAATATCGCAAGTCATTTCTCCCGCATCATCGGCGCTGCAAGGCCCTGGCCCATCTCCAAGAATCTGACGAACTCAAGCCGGTTACCCACGATCATCCGCTGTCGCGTCTGCTCCGCAATCCGAACGGTCCCGACGTTTCGTGGACTTTCTGGTACAAGATCGCGATGTATCTGGAGCTGACTGGCACCGCGTACATTTGGGCACCGCCAAGCAAGCTGGACGACAAACCGCGTCAAATGTGGGTGCTGCCTTCGCACTGGGTTTACGAAATCCCAGGCCAGGAAAAACTGATCGGTAGCTACGAAATCCGCCCAAGCTACGCCCTGATGCCGCAAGAGCAATCGTTGTTCGGCGCGGGATGGTTCCCCGGAGTTGGTGGCACGTCCAGGATCGACGAAGAGCAGGTTATCCGCATCGCCCTGCCGTCGCCATACTCCATCGTTGACGGTTACGCTCCGGTCGCGGCGATCAATACTTGGATCGACGTTTCCAACAACATTGACCGCAGCCGGGTTGCGACGTTCAAAAATGCGGCGTTCCCCGGCGTCGCTCTCGAAATGGAAAAGGACGTGGCAAGCCCGACGCCGGAGGAAATGGAACGGGTGAAAGCCGAATTCGCCGCACGCTACCAGGGCGTCATAAATACCGGCGTTCCGGCGATCCTCTACCCCGGAATCAAGATTGTGCCATTGACCCGCACGAACGTGGAAATGGACTACGCCGCGTCCAGCGACCAGATGCGTGGCAACCTTATGGCCGCTCACCGCGTTCCGCAGTCTATCGCGGGGCTTGTCGAGACCTCGACTTTCGCGAATGCAGCGGCGGCAAAAGCCAACTTCTACGATTCGTGCATGACGCCGAAACTCATGCTCATCGGCCAAGTCATGACGGAAAAACTCGCCCGGCGATGGGATGAAAACCTTGTCGTCTATTGGGAAGACCCGGCACCGAACGACCCAGAAATGCGGCTTCGCAAATTCGACACGATGGTACGCGGCATGGCCGCGACGCCGAACGAGTGGCGTGAAGCGGAAGGTATGCCGGCCTGGGAGCATGGCGGCTCCGATCCGATTGGGAACCAGATGGGGGCGCAACCGCTCGGCTGGGCGACCGGGGAAGACCCGATGGCGAACATGCAAGAGCAACTGATGCAACAAATGGGCGGCGGGATGCCGGGCATGGGTGGGCAGATGCCGCAAGGACAAGAGCAACCGCAGCCGGGCGGCGATGCTCTCGATAGCGTTATGGGCGAGCTACTCAACAAGCCGGGCGGAGATGGGGCGAATTCGGGCATTCCGTCAGCGTTCGGGAAGAGGCTGAACGGGTACGAGGTGAAGGCTAACGGGAATGGGGTGCATCATGCTTAGGACGCCGTTCATGAAACGCAAATCCGCCCAGGACTGGGTTCGTCAGCAGGGCGAACGCGGTGGGGTATTTTGGGTAAATTCCAAGACTGGAGAGAAGAAGTACCAGACCGAGAACCCAGGCGGCGAAGCATCCCAACAGGAGCAAGGCCACGACGACAAGGCGAAGCAATGGGCCGATCAGGTCATCGCCAAGTACGGCGACAAGTCCGGCGAGTTTTTGGAGCAATCCAAAGCCAAGTACGCCAACGACCCGGCGAAGCTGGCGGCTATCGAGAAGGTCATGGCGTTGCTCAAGCCTAC